CAAGGGCTGTGAGTTCTGCGACTGCAAGCGGACCATCGCCGAGGACGAGACCCACTCGGCCTCGACCAGGTGGGCCGTCGTCGCGACCGGACCGACGCCGGAGACCGGCGACAACTACACCCAGGAGCGCGTGAGCCTCCCGTCCGGCGGCGGAGACGCCAACGACGGGCTCGGCGGCCCGGTCCCCAAGATCGACAAGGGTAAGTCCGGGGACCAGGACGGCTGGACCCTCGCGGACATCAAGGACGACTCCAAGGCGCACCCGACGGAGCACCAGGACATCCACGGCACCGCCGTGTGGGACGAGACCGAGAACGGCCAGATCTCGCAGAAGTCCCCCGACATCAACGACAGCGACTTCGACAAGTCCAGCCCCACGCGTAAGCGTGTCGATGCGGACGAGCCGATCGGCAAAGAACAGAAGGGCGAGACGGGCCAGTGGACCGACATCAAGGGTGCGGACCCCGTGACCTCTCGCTACCATCTCCTCACGGCGAAGGCCTAGCCGCCGCATGGGGGAGAAGGCGCGCAGGAAGCGCGCCGCGCTCTCGCCCCAGCACTGTGAGTACCCGGGCTGCAAGTGGCCCCACCCGATCCAGCGGCACCGGATCGAGCCGGGGCGGAACGGCGGCAAGTACAGGAAGGGGAACGTGATCTCGCTCTGCCCGAACCATCACTGGCTCGCCGACAACGACCTCATCTCGCCCGAGGCGCTCCTTGAGATCGTCGCCCTTCGCCCCGCTCCGGCCGAATAAGGTGAGAGGCTACACGTGGCGGACCTGAGCAGAGACCTGAGGAACCTCCGGAAGCAGGGCGTCGTCCTGCCCCGGAACGCGTCGCGGGCGATGGAGTCCGCGCGCCAGATGCAGGGGATGCTCAAGGACCCGGGCAGCCTGCAGGGCGACGTGAAGTCGCTCGACATGCTCGACCGCTGGTCGTCGCGCGGCGGGGCGCTCAGCCCCGAGGTCGCCTCGATCCAGAAGAACAACGCCGCCCTGATGGGCGCGATGGGCCAGTCGAGGCGGATCGGCGGGATGCGCCGGACGGCCAGTTCGCAGGACGTGGCGATCGCCATCCCCCGGTTCTACGACCCGCTTGAGTACTGGGACCTCTCCGGCCTGCCGTGGAACATGGCCGACGAGGGCCACCGCCACAAGCTGCACAAGTGGCTCCGCCTGTACTACGCCACCCACTGGCTGATCCCGATCTTGATCGACATCTTCACGCGGTTCCCGCTGATCGGCATCCACATGTACTGCAAGGACAAGAAGATCACGGAGTTCTACGAGGACCTGTTCCTGAACGAGCTGGGGTACGAGGACTTCCTCGTCAACCTGGGCCGCGAGTACTGGACCGTCGGCGAGGCGTTCCCGCTCGGCTCGTTCAACGAGTCGCTCGGCGTCTGGGAGCGCGAGGAGCTGCTGAACCCCGAGGACATCGTGATCGAGAACTTCCCGCTGCTCGGCACCCGCCAGATCAAGGTCGTCCCGCCGGAGTACATGAAGCGGCTGGCGACGACCAAGAGCCCGCCGGACCAGTACAAGCAGCTGGAGATCAACTTCCCCGAGCTGATCCCGTACCTCAAGCGCGGCGAGCCGTTCCCCGTATCCGAGGTCCTCCTCAAGCAGGTGGCGTTCAAGGTCACCGACTGGGACGACCACGGCACCCCGATCCTCCTGCGCGGCCTGCGCGTGCTCCTCCACCAGGAGAAGCTGCTCGCGTCCCAGGACGCGATCGCGGAGCGGCTGTACTCCCCGCTCATCCTGGCGAAGCTCGGCATCAACAGCGTCGGCGACAACGAGGGGCCGTGGATCCCGGGCCCGGACCAGCTGGAGGCGTTCAGGGACGACATGGACCTGGCGCTCTCTTCGGACTTCCGCCTGATGGTCTACCACTACGCGCTGGAGATCGAGAACGTCTTCGGCCGCGAGCAGGTCCCGGACCTCTGGAACGACTTCGACCGCATCGACACCTGGCTCATGCAGATCTTCGGGCTCCAGGGCATCCTCAAGACCGGCTCGAACGCGAGCCCGTACGCGACCTCGGCCCTCAACGCCGAGTTCATGAACCAGATCCTCCGCACGTTCCAGAAGTACATGAAGGAGCACACGCGCCAGCGGATGGAGGTCGTCGCCGAGGCGCAGGAGCACTACGACTACGAGAAGCGCGGCCAGACCCGCGTCCCGATCATGGAGGAGGTGGTCGAGTGGGACGACGACGGCGAGCCCCACATCGTCGAGAAGCACAAGCTGCTCGTGCCTGACCTGGAGATGGAGTCGCTCGACCTCCGGGACGAGAGCACCGAGCGCCAGTTCCTGCAGTCCCTCCGGTCCATGGGCGTCCCGATCAGCGACGAGCGCCTGATGGTCGGCATCGACTTCGACTACAAGGACTCCCTGGACGAGATGCAGGAGGAGATGATCCAGAAGACCGTCGCCCAGCAGATGGCGAAGCTCCAGACCTACAAGATCCTCAAGTCCCAGAACCTCTCGATCCCGCCGGACCTCAAGGCCGAGATCGAGGGCGGCCAGCCCGCGGGCGGCCCGGGGGGAGGCGACATGAACGGGATGCCCGGAGGGATGGGCGGCCCGGGAGGCGCAGGCCCGCCCCCGATGATGGGCGACGAGGGCAGCCCCGGCGGGACGGTCATGCCGCCGCCGCCCGGGGACATGGGCAACAACCCGACCGGCGTCCTGGACACGGGACCGCCCGGGGGCCCCGGCGCGGCCGGTGGGCCCGGCGCGGCGCCCGACATCAGCTACGACCGGATGCAGGGGATGCCCACCCCCGTCCAGGCCTCTACAATGGGCCTCAGTGTCGATGAGCAGACCAGACTGTCGCGTTTCACGGACGAGCAGATCGACGACGCGATCGAGGGCCTCGCGAGGGCCTACGCCGACGTTGACTTCCGCAAGCGCATGAGGCGCAACGCCCGCGAGAACGCCGCCCTGCGCGTCTACGAGGACGCGGACTCCTCGCTCCTCAAGCTCGCGTCCGGCGGCGAGAAGGTCACGATCGACAGGGTGCCGCCGAAGGTGCGGCGCGCGATCCGCGCGGCCATGTTTACCCCCGAGTGAACCCGACCCCTCCGAAAGGAAGGTAGATGATCACAGCACGCGAGGCCGTAGTCGCGGCGTTCGAGGACCACGAGGGCGAGTCCCTCACCCGCAAGCAGATCCTGGACGCCGTGAAGGCGAATCCCGAGTTCGAGGGCAGCGTCAGGACGCTCAACGAGGTCATCTACAGGAGCGACCTCCTGAAGCGCGTCAGCAAGGGCCTGTACGTCCTGCCCGCCGAGAACGCCGTCTCCGACGAGGAGAAGCTCCGGCACGAGCTGCGCGAGCTGAAGGCCAGCACCAACCGCGACCGCTCCCGGGAGGTCCTGGACGAGCGGCTGCTCGACCGGGTGACCTCGGCGTACGCCGGGCTCAAGCCGGTCTACAAGCCCGCCCCGAGGCCCAAGGCCTCCGGCCGGACGCCCCACCGCTTCGTCCTCCTCTGGAGCGACCTGCACGCGGCCGAGGTGGTCGAGCCCGAGGCGATCGGCGGCCTGAACGGCTTCGACTGGGACATCATGCTCCGCAGGCACGACCGGCTGAGCGAGTCCATCTTCTCCTTCCGCGACACCCGCCAGTACGAGGTCGAGGGCCTGCACATCTTCGGGCTCGGCGACATGGTGACCGGCGACATCCACGACGAGCTTCGCGTGACCAACGAGGTCACGCTGGTCGAGTGCGTGACCCAGCTCGCCAAGGACATGGCCGTGTGGGTCGAGCGCCTGGTCCCGGAGTTCCCCTGGATCCAGATCGACTGCGTCCACGGCAACCACGGGCGCCGCTCGAAGAAGCCGCAGTTCAAGCAGTCGTACGACAACTGGGACTGGCTGTTCTACAAGATCCTGCAGTCCGAGCTGGCGCAGTACGACTCGATCACCCTCAACGCGCCCAGGTCCGCGACCCACGCGGTCCAGGTGTTCGACGAGACGGTCCTGCTCTGGCACGGCGACGGCGTCCCGACGAACATGCCGGGCGTCCCGTGGGGCGGCATCACCCGCCGCACCAAGGAGCTGCTCCAGACGCACGCCGCCCTCGGCAGGCAGATCAAGCACTTTGCCGTCGGCCACTACCACGAGCCGAACGTGGTCGCCAACCGGCTGATCCTCATGAACGGGTCCGTGAAGGGCCCGGACGAGTACTCGCTCGCCCGCTTCGGCGGCGGCGCTGGCGCGACCCAGGTGCTGCACACGTTCCACCCGAGGCACGGCCTCACCGACAGCTCGTACATCGATCTCTCCGGAATCCAGTAAGGAGCCCCATGGCAAAGCCACCGCCCATGTCCGCCGTCAACTTCTCGGTGTGGTCCACCAACGGCGGGCCGATCTCCGAGGAGGCCATCCGCCAGCTGGAGGAGGCGCTGGAGACGGCGAAGCTCCGCCTGTTCAACGACGGCCACCGGCTGCTGAGCCAGACCACCCGCGGCCGTGGCTGAGCCCGCCTCCCCGCCAGCCAGGGGGACGCGCAGGCCGGGCGGCCAGAAGCAGCCCCGGCCCCTGGAGATCGGGGTCAGCTACTCCTACGACATCAAGGCCAACCTCGGCCAGAACACCTACGAGTCCGCGAGCGTCCACATCAGCAAGAGCGAGAGGTGGTCGGTCGAAGGCATGACCCCGGCCGCTGCGGCAAAATTGTGGGGCGAGCGGTACGAGGCCCTCAAGGCCGAGATCGACCCGCTCGTGGAGGCGGAGTACAAGGCCCTGAGCTGCTTCGCGGTCAAGGACGACGAACCCGACACAGGAGACGACAAACCGTGAACCGACTGGACAGACTCGTCGCGCTCGCCATGGAGGACGAGGGCGTCGCGAAGACCAAGGCCCGCGGCGGCTACATGGCCTGCCACCTGGCCGACGAGAAGATCTCGATCGACAGCGGCGTCCCGTCGCTGTACACGCTCGGCGTCTCGCTGGGCCGCATCGTCCGCTTCGCCGGGCACCAGGAGGGCGTCTACACCGTCCTCCCGCACTCCCTGGTCGTGGCGGCGCTCATGCCTCCTGAGGAGGGTATCTACGGGCTCATGCACGACGTGCAGGAGACCCTGACCGGCGACGTGCCGAGGCCGTTCAAGACGGCGGCGGCGATGCGCGTCGAGGACGCGCTCTACGCCCGGATCGCCAGGGCGTACGGCGTCCCCGACCCGTGCCGGGCCGACGTGGCCGAGCGGGTCCACAAGAACGACAACAAGGCCCTGGTGGCCGAGGTCGAGATCGTCGGCTACTCGGACGCGATGCAGGAGTGGTTCGACGAGGAGGAGCTGGTCCCGGACCGCGAGGCCGTCAAGCTGACGCGCCGCTACAACCGGCACGTCGTGGACTGGATGTTCAAGCCGGAACTCTCGGGCGCGGTGTTCGAGCGGAAGTACAGGGAGTACATGGCCCTGGCCGGTTTGGAGATCCCGAACGAGAGTCCCAAGCTCGCCGCGGTCGCCTCGTGAGCGGCGGCCTGAGGATGGACCTCCCGGCCCACAAGCTGGACGACCTGGAGGCGGACGAGCGCACGCGGGCGATCAGGGAGGCCCAGCGGGACGCCGCCATGGCCCCCGACGGGGTCAACCCGAAGCAGCTCGCGGGCAACAAGAAGACGCCGTTCCGGTACCTGCCGCGCGCCGCGCTGATCCCGGTCGCCTACGTCATGAAGCTCGGCGCCGACAAGTACGGCTGGTGGAACTGGCTCAAAAACAGGGTCCAGGAGGGCGACTACCTGGAGGCCGTCGAGCGCCACGTGGCGGCCCTCTACGCGGGCGAGAGCATCGACCCGGAGAGCGGCGAGAGCCACTGGGCCCACATCGCGGCGACCGCGCTCGTCTACCTCGACGCCGAGCTGAACAGCATGGCCGACAGCGACCTGCCGTACCCGAACGCGGCCGCCCAGCTGATCCGGGACCGGAAGGCCGGATGACCACCGGGCAGAGCCCGTGGGTCAAGGCGACCTCCGAGCGGGTCGCGAGGGAGGTCTTTCAGCTGTCCACCGCGGTCGTGAACCGTGCGCGCCCCGGGCCCGCGCCGTTCAAAGACCGGAAGAACCGCGACCTCTCGCCGTGCGGCCGAACAGAAGTCCATGGCCGACGACGAGACTGAGAGGCGCATCGACGCCGCCCGGCAGGACGCCGAGCGGAAGAAGGAGACCAAGGAGTTCCTGGACGGGCTCAAGGACGGCGACCAGCTCGTCCGGCCGGTCTACAACCCCGAGGCGTTCGTCATGCGCGAGAAGTTCCGCGGCGCGGCCTCGCGCGGGGAGATCCCGAGGACGAGGTGCCAGCACCCGTTCCAGTACATGGAGCAGTACACCGACGACGACCCAGCGGTCCAGCGTCGCGGCCTGCCGGTCAACCTGTTCGAGTGCGGCGTGTGCCACACGCCGTTCTGGCTCGTTGACCCGTGGGGCGGGGTGGTGCCCGATGGCTGAGCCGAGGGTGCAGGCGTCCGTCTTCTTCCCTCTGCGGCCTATCCTGCGAGAAGTCCCGGTGGAGGAGTTCGTCGGCAAGCCGGTCACGAACGGGCGAGG